CAGCGGAAGCCCTTCACCGTAAGCCATGGCATTGGACTGCCCGGCCAGTACGATGACGTAGTACCAATCCGGCTCAGTTGCACCACTGACCACCACATCACCTTCTGCTGTAATCGCCTGCATCAGGGTATAAGGGGTTATGGCCACCGGACTACCAAACGGCTGCCAGCCCTCTTTCAGTTTGTGTGTCAGCTTTTCCGCAAGGTCTGACGGCGACGCCGCCCTGACAACATCATAATGTTTAAATGTCATTATTCCTCCCGGCCGGGATAGTGTATTAAATCAGATATGGAGTGGGCTGTAGTCCGGAAGCCTGAATGACACACGGGGACTACAGCCCAAGAAATGAAAAAAGGCCACGCAGTTGCGCAGCCTGATAAACCCTGGTTAAAATCCACACGATAACAACACAACAATATCAGTATCTCATGCTATTGCCCGAACCCATTCGGGCATTTTTTACCCATAAAAAAGCCCCTCCGGAGAGGGGCATGTTTGCATGCACATTCTTTTTCTTGCATGGTGCCGGGTGCCTCCCGGTGAATTCAGTATCAGCACCTGAATCCGCGATTATCACATATACCTACTTGCTGATTGCCCCTCCGCACAGGGGGATTCACCATGCCAGTTTCTTTTAACAAACTCCCCGCAAACCAGACAACAGTCAACCGCCTGAATTGTGAGACATTTAAAAAAAGCCCGCAAAAGCGAGCCAGGGAAAATAAGTGTGGCGCGTTGTACTGGATTCGAACCAGTGACCGATTGCTTAGAAGGCAATTGCTCTGTCCGGCTGAGCTAACAACGCATGATGCAGATAATGGACCGCCATCGGGGACTTGAACCCCGCGCAGCCAGCTTCGAAGGCTGGCGCTCTTTCCTGATGAGCTAATGGCGGTATGTGATGGTGGCCCTTGCTGGATTTGAACCAGCGACCTGGCGATTATGAGTCGCTCTCATCATTTAGCTAAAATGGCTGGGGGAGTGATGATACATCAGTCACATTAAACATGAAAACAAAATGGTTTTAGGTGAAATACAAAAAGAATAGTGATTAAATATCAAATGGATATGCTTTAAATCTAACCACAGTAAGGACGAGTATGATTTTTCTCAAGAATGGCGAAAGTTTTATTCGCGTGAATGACTGGGCAGAAATTCAGGCGAGAGAGTCTTACTATCCCAAATTAGAGTTAAATGATCAGCAACTCTCTGACGTTTTTGGTTACTACGATGACCTACCAGAGGAAATTCCATGTGGAAAATCAAATTGCCGCAAAGGGCATAAAAAGGGATTTCTGGTAGTTACGAAAGAAGGATTTGAAACGAATATCGGCCATGTATGTGGAACTAATGTTTTTGGTATAGCCTTTGATAATTTAGCAATAGAACTTTGCCGAAAAGCAGATTTCCATCGCTTACTTACCGCACTTAAAGAGGCAAAAGATGATATTTTTAGCTATTACAAACTCAAAGCCAAAATCGAATCTGGGCGTCCATCACTAACTGAGGTTGCTCATAGAATACTTGACATGAAAGACCCTAAAATCATCGGGCGTGCAGCTTATCAAACATTGAAAAAGATGGCTGCTTCTGGTGATGGGCGTGTTTTCCGCTCAAGATTAAAAAATACAGAAGAGCTAGAACTGGACGAAATTATGTCCCAGAAGCAAACAAGCGACTCAGCTCCAAAAGTTAACAACAAAAACAAAACCGTAAATGAACTTATTGGGGTAATACAATACCCTGAATGCTTGCTGAATGATTATGACATTGCTCTTCTTTATGAAAGAGATATAAAAATGGTTCTGGAAAAATTAAACAAATGTACCCCAGATGAATTGACTGAAAGAGAGGTGTTGTCTTTTGGAATAAAGGTTTCAAGATTAAGAGAACGCTTTAACTTTGTTCAGGAACGCTTAGAAAAATCCAGGGTTTTTGCAACAAGAGAAAACCTTAAACCTTTACGTGCATTACTTAACATTCAGAAATCTGTAAGCAATAAAGACAAATTACTATTTAAGAAATTTATGGAAAATTTACCATAATTAAAAAACCCGCTATAAAGCGGGTTCCGTGTTAATTTTTATATTGGCGCTAAACCCCATAATTAAAATGATACAAGACAATTTTATGCAAAGTCAAGTCGGTTGCTCAAAAATCTCTCCGCCAAAGCTGTTCAGATCAGTAACTCGTTGCCTTCTCAAATTCTCTAGCCGCATGCCGCTCACCTTGATGCAGGATATCAACCAATTTTTCATAGAATGGTTTCCAATTGCGCGACCATGAAGACTGGTGCAGATCGGGAATGTATATTTGAATAGCTCGATGAACATTAGCTGATTTGATAGATACGAATCCCTTTCCACTACAACGCTCGCAGATTTTAAACACTGGCACACCACGCTCGCTTGTGGCTTTGCGGTCCAGTACCTCTCCCTTTCCACCACAACGACACCTGGCACTTATCACTCCCTTCCCTTTACATACATCGCAAACGACTGGTACAACTTCCGTTACCTCTGTCCATTTTTCCCAGTCTGACGGTCGAACAGCACGGGAGCGACTGGCCCAATATGGTGCTTTACCCCATGGGTATGAAACCTTACGAATGACCTGCTTACGGGGTGTTAGTCCGGTACCACTGCAACTATGGCATGTTACGCTGGTGGCCGCCGATCGGGAATACTCAGCAAAAGCAAACTGAGCCAGTACCAGCATACACCAGCCAAATTCACCACCAGCTGCTTTACGCACATTCTTCGGTGCAATTTCCATCGCGTGACGCGCCAGCGCCTGGACTGCCATCTGCTCATCAGTCTTGCTGATACCGGCCTTCCCGAAGAAGGCCGCCAGGCCAAACCGCTCACGATTGCTGGTGGTACCAATAGCCGCCATAACATCGGTGCCTGTAAGACGTTCCGGAGAGGTTCCTTTCACATCGTCGCCGATATACATTCCCTGAGGACTGAAGTATTTTAGCGATGCCTCAAGCTTCATTATTCACACTCCCCAACCAGATTGAGAATGACCGCTGCACCGTCGTCTTCCATGCATTCACCCTTACCACTTGCCAGAAACCAGCGGCACACCTCCACGGCTTCAGCGCGTGTCACCGGTTTGATAGTTGCCAGCAATTTTTCAAGGTAGCGCTCCCGGTCATATACTGATTCGTGATGCTCAGAGTAACCAAACTCATCGCCCTGTTCTTTAGTTGCAGTGTGGCGAACACTGTAGAGCCAGTCCCAGTAAACGAACTCGCGAACAACATCAGACAGCGTATAAGGCTCAGGCAGCACATCGCGATATCCATCAACAAATGCCCGACGCTGTTCATCAATTTCGTTCATGCGGCTGCCGCCAATGCTTCCGGCTTTTTTCTCTGCCGCAGTCCAGCCCCAGAGATGATCGTTGATAAATTTCTGGGAAGACCTGATGACCCGCTCTGCTTCCACATCTTCGAGCGCTGCTTCATAGCTACCAAACGTAGCCCTGACTGATGCCGCTTTTTTGATGTTCTCCCGGGCGTTCCTGATAACCTGCGCAGGGTTATCCATGCCGATGATGCCGAACGCAACCTGGAAAGGTTCGTAACCATTCGCCAGCAGATAACGCGAATAGCGTTCCTGAGCCTCTTTTGGGGAAATTTTAATTTTCACCAGCGCAGCCTCAGCAGCATCCAGATGTGCGGGTTCGTTCAGACGGATAACCTCCAGCACCCAAAGATAAGCATCAGTCTGCTTATGCCCGGTGATTCTCCGTTGCTCTGGCAGGGGCTTGATGTTTGCGAGGGCGGAGCTGTACGCTGCCGTCGGGATGGTGAATAGTGCTTTATGTTCGTTGTTATCAGTACGCATTACGCAACCGCCTTTTTCTTATGGAAAACCAGCTCTCGAACCTGATCACCGTTCATGAGCATATTGTTGAAATCATCGTGATCCGGCCAGTACACGCTCACGCGCTGCAGGTCATTCTTTGCCATCAGATTGGCATGAGCACATTCGCAAGCCGCAGCCAGCCCGGTGGCGCTGTTCTCGTCACGGTCGGCAAAAATAATCAGGTGCAAAACACCAGTTGGTACGCGGAACTTTTTCATAAAGCCGCTGTTAATGGTTGCCCAGGTGTTCACGTTATAAATCTGGTGCGCTGACAGCGCTGTTTCGATGCCTTCGGCGATACCCAGAGTGCTGGCGACAGGAAACATGCGGATAGCTACAGAACGAGCGTGATCCAAATAGTTATCTTCCTGCAGGGATTTGAGGCGCTTTGCACTGCTACCGATATCTGCTTTTTTATCACCATCAAGCAGAGTCTGGTGCAGATAGCACAACTCCCCTTTATCGTCCGTAGCAAGTGAATAAAGAGACTGGAACACACTCCCGTTGTGTCTCTGCCTGGCATTGAACCGGATCGCCTCAGCAGGAAGACTGAATATTCCACGAGAATTAAGATACGCTGCGCCGGATGTACCACGCAGTGCCTCCAGTTTTGAAAACTTGCTCAATACCCGTTTGCGTAAGCTGGTGGCGCTGCTGGTTACCGGGATTTTAACCCGTTGGTAATCATTACCGATCAGGCGGTCTATTTCGGTACAAATCTCGTTAAATGGCTTCGCCTGTGTCAGGGTGACAAGTTTCATACCATCGCCACTACCACATACACAGATCCACGTTCCTGCACCGTCGCGGTCGTCAATTCGGAACTTGCCACGTGCACCGCATACCGGGCATTCACCCTTGAAGTGATTTTTTCCGGTTATCGGCGGCAGACCGAAGTGCTCTAATATTTCAGGCCAGCGGCCTTTCGCTGCATCTGCTGTTTTCATCTTACTGACTCAGACTGTTTATATTTTTCTGGAGTTGGTGCTTTGCCTGCATGATGCGCCAGGCCTCACTGCCTGCCGGTATCTCACGTCGTTCATCACGTTCCTGAGATAAATCAATCGTTGTTTGTGCGTTTTCAGTGACCTTCTGAACCCGCTGGTGGCCTTTGGCAAACCGGATCAGTTTGTGTCTGATGTAGTTATTTACCTCAGGGGTAATTTCCATCGGAAAGTTACTCAGTCCGTCAGGCCACTCGCCGAACTTTTCCCGGAAAGTGTGAGCACACCATCCGTCACTGACTGGACGCCCCAGCGAAGCACGCTGGCGCTGATAAAATTTGATCTGACTCCACCAGGACTGTTTCTCTGCCTTCGTCGACTGATGCTGATTTTTACCCAGCTTATTAAGTTTGCGGCTAGTGTCAGTATCAACGTCTTCACCTCGCAGCGGCTTGTGTCCACATTTCGGGCAAACATAGACGCCTGCTGGCTTCATGTAGTGGCATTGAGGGCATTCATGTGGCAGTTTTTCGGCCCGTTCCTCAACTGCCCGGCGCGCGCTTTCCTCCATGCCGTCAGACTTACCGGGAAGCTCGTCGTACTCGATTGAATCCGGATAACCCAAACGGTGCACGGTGCCGCTGTGATCGAAGATAAGGCAGGACTCTTTACCCGGTGCGGTGCGAAGCCCACGCCCGAGAGCCTGCAACCAGCGAATTTCGCTTTTTGTTGGCCTGGCGTAGATGATGCAACGAACGTCACTATCGAATCCGGCTACCAGAACGCCCACACTAACGATGATTTTCGTTGCACCAGTTTCAAAGCGGTGAATGATGGTCTGGCGCTCATCTACCGGAGTGTCTGCGGTCATTACCTCAGCGTTAACACCTGCGAGGTTAAACTGGATTGTCAGGTAATTGGCGTGGGCTACGTTGACGCAGAAAGCGATGGTAGGTAGATCCCGACCATTCTCCAGCCAGTTCTGTACAATGTCGCCCACCAGCGTAGAGCCGCACATGATTTCAGCCAGCTGTGTTTCGTTGTAATCGCGGCCGTACTCAAGCGAAGATGTGGTTTTAACACCTTTCAGATCCGGCTTAGTTGGCGCGTAAAATTCGTATTTACTCAGATCGCCACGCTGGATTAACTCGCCGATGGTGGTCGGTTTAATCAGTCGGTCATAGTATTTGCCCAGGAACGGGGAAAACGGAGTACCCGACAGGCCAATCACCTTTACGCCTTTGCCGCGCAGACGTTCGATATCCTTCAGGATGCGTTTTTTACGCAGGTGCGCTTCGTCGATAATCAGCAGATCGATATTTTCAGGAAAAACACGACGAATAAGCGTATCAGCGCTGGCAATCTGAATTTTCCGGTCCGGATCGTAGTTCGGGTGATCCGCCCAGATATAACCGATTTCATCTCCAGGTAAACCATACTGCACGAACCGATTAGCCGTCTGACCAATCAGGATGGTGTACGGAACACAGAACAGAGCGCGCATACCACGGCTGACAAAACCAGCAACTATGAAGGCTGCCAGACCCGTTTTACCGCTACCTGTTGGCGAATACACCATGAAGGTGTCGTTTGCCTTCCAGTCACGGCGCAACATGTTTAGCGCTCGTTCCTGTGCAAAATTCGGCGTGATCGTCAGCTCCATTGTGCAGCTCCCGTGCTGATGAGATAATAATTTTGTGATGTGGTTTTCATGGATTCCCCCTCACATGGCTGGCGGCCTCCCCAAAGGCTGCCAGCCCCCTTCCGAATCAACTCACTTAAATTTCGTCGCACGAATAACGTCAATTCCGTTCTCGCTATATCGAAGAGGGTGCTTACCGTCCCTGAGCAGGACAAAACCTGACATCCCCTCAGGTAGCTGAGCCAGCTTCATCAACGAACGGTTGCGGGGAGAATTCTTATCGACCTCAATGGCACACTGCTGGCCGTCTGATGATGTAACCAGGCAATCAATAAACCCTTTACGACCACCGCTAATGCTGATGCTGAAATTGCGTTGCAGGTGGTATCCCTGAGACTTGATTTTTTTCTGCATCACATAATCGAAAACGACTTTGTCATCGGAGCGGATGAATTGCTCTTCCAGGAGAGCGATTAAATTTTGCTTCAGGTCTTCACTCATACTTTTTATCCATCTTGTACTAGCTTTCTGGTACAGTCGTTTTTTCAGGGGTATCCCCCTTTAGATCGAGATCTACCTAACCTATGTACCCGTCTGTTGGAAAAGCCTGTTCCAGTGCTTCGCACTAACACACGGGCACTCCTCCCCCTCCCCTCCTCTCACTGAATTTTGCGTGTACTCCTTAGCTAGTACACAAATGCAATGAGATTTGGGATTCAGCCACCGGACACCTTTAAGCCCGGTACCAATCAGGAGCGCGATTGCGTTCCTGCCAGGGGCGGCTGAGTTGTATACCCCTGTAAAGCTCTGCCCTGATTTCTCACAAACAAGCGGAGCCTTGTGTTTGCTTCGTGCCTTGCTCTGTTCTCCTTGCGGAATGAAACAGGCTCAGCGTCAAAAGTGATTTCGTATACCTCCGCATATTTCAGGGCGACCTTCCGTCTCAGTGACGGAGGCAGCCCCTGTAACTGCTGCTGAATCCACTCTTCGTCTGCCTGGCAGTACCTAGATGGCATTTCAACCCTGACTAAATCCTGTTGCATGGCTTACTCTTCCCGCTTCGCTATGAGGTTATAAACCCCGCTGATCGGGTCATACCATATGCTGCGTGGCAGCAGCTTCTGGAAGTAGCGCGGATCTGGCATTACGGTTGACTGTTGTGACATGTCACACCTAACTATTTGTTTTCCGTAATGGAGAAAAAATGAGGCTCTCTTTAGATAATTTGAGGGTTGGTGAAACTTTAGATACCGCTTCCTCAATTCTTTCAGCCATTGCAACTGAGGGGCGCCTAAAACCCAGAGCCATCTGGTTCAGGTATGCAACGCTAGTCCCAGATAACTGTGCCAGCCGCCTCCATTCATCCGCGCTCATGACTCCTCTGATTGAGAGCAATACACTGGACATAAAAAACCCCATACTGTATTGGTTATTAGCAACGTGCTAACATTAGCACATGAGATCACAATACAGCAATACGCTGTAAAGCATTTAGCTAACAATGAGACAAGCATGGAAATCAAAGATATTCGCTTAAAAAATCTACAGACGGTAATCCAACGCAGCGGCTTAACCCAGACAGATCTGGCGTTAAAATGTGAGATATCACCCTCACTTATAAGCCAAATAATGACTAAGCGCAGGAATATGGGAACTGCTCTCGCTAGAAAACTCGAGGGGCGACTGAGCCTATCAGAAGGATGGTTTGACATCCCCCACTCATTGCTGGATTCCCCATGGCATCTAGCTAAAATGAGGGAAAAGACTGGTGAGACCACTATTGATGAACAGCAACTAACTAAAAGAGAGACTCGACTTATTGAGTTATTCAGACAAATGCCTGAAAGCGAAAAAGACAGGATAATCAGTGAGTTATCTGAAAAGAAACGTAATTTTGACAAACTACTTGATGAGCTAATGGCTGTTAAAGCATCAAGAATGCCGATCGACAAAGACGAAAATGAATAATAAATACAACGCACTATAAAAAAAACAGCAAATATTAGCATTTTGCTATTGTCAAGAATAACGCATAGCGCTACATTCACCTCAGCAAGTAAAAACAAGTGAGGTGAATGTAATGTTAAATGATAAACATGACTCTTATTCCGTAAACTCTCTGTTGATTTGTGCTCAAGCGGCACTATTAGGCGGTACCGCTTCAAACCATGACGTCATCAACCTCTTAGATGTTGCACAAGACATCATCTCTTCAACTATGAATTCCTTTACAGATAGTAGCGCTCCCGGCGCTAATGTTGATTTATTTACCAAAGAAGTTAGCGCTAGTAATTCCCCAGCATTATCTTTCGGTCAACGTATTCTCCAAGCGCGTAAATCAGCAAGTCTTCAACAACATCATATTGCCAGCGGTGCTGGAGTGACTGTTCAGGCTGTTTCGTTATGGGAAAATGACTCAGCAATTCCTACTTGCGACAAAATTATCCCATTGGCAAATATTCTTGGCTGCGATCCAATGTGGTTACTGACTGGTGCTTATAAACAAAATCAGGAGGAAGCATAAGATGAAAATGTTCAGAGGCCTTACCAACGAACCGGAGACAGTTTTTCATCACATTGCCGTACTGCTTGAAGCGGGGTTAATCATTTCGGCTTGCGGTGATGAAGAATGTGATGAACTTTCGGATGATATCTTTTTACTGGCACAACAATACGCCAGAAGCGCATGCGATGCATTTAAGGAGCAAAGAACATGATAACTCCATTAAATATTCTTGAGGAAGTGGCAGCACAAATAAAAGAGAATACATCAATGCTTGAATTTATATTTAAGAATTCGCCTGATTCAGGAGAGACAGACGATTATTTATGTTGCCTCATTCGCTCCATGAATAAAACCTGTGAAATGGCTTACGAGTATATCGACACACTGCGCAACGAATAAAGAAAACTCAATAAACAATCACACATAAAAACATAACGGCCTCTGGTCGGGAATTTCCACAACCTGAAAATGGTGGTGATGCATGAAAAACAGAAGTGCTTATAAAACCGCATTATTAATGGCTAATGCAGGATACTGGTCAGTTGCAATACTGTTTCTCAGGAAAGCATACGGGAAATAACAAATGACACATGAACCCATTAATACATATCGTCGCCGTATAGCTGTTGCGGCACTCCATCGAATAAAACGTAAAACAGGTGGTAATCTGCTTATTGTTGACCTTCCGGATGGGAACATTACGACCATAGAAATAACTGAACAGTTTATAAACCAGTTGCTGTTACGCTTCGAAGGTATTACCCGTGGTGAATTGGGCCGGGTGGAGGGTGAAACCGAAATCCACACTGCATACCAGAATGCTATCGGGATTAATCAACATACTGAATACCTGACTGAAACCGGAAAGTTAATTATAGACAACCTTTTTCAAGAGGTTATTGATTACGCGAAAGAAAAATATACCAGTGGAGGAATTAACTGATGGCTAATTTATCCCCTGTATCTGTTGTGCGCGAAAAAGTGCAGATCGTTATGACAATTGAAAATGGCCAAGTCACAGGTGTCTGCAAAGTCCGCGATGGCGAGCTGATTGCCAGCATGGATACATTCATACGGCTGGCAGAAAGAGCGGGGTATCAGATAACAGCACCTGCTCAGGAGGAAACCGGTGGCATTAACAGCAACACGCATTCCTGAGCGGATCCACCGGCAGGCATTGCAGGTCCTGTTGTTGTACCGATGCCGACGGATATTTCCGCATCGGATACAGCGCACCGGATATCTCAGTCTGAAGGTTAACCGTCGCTGGCGGCTGTTATCGAAAGGCGACGGCCGGAACTGGGAAGTAATGAGTCATGAACGTTATTCGGGAGAAATAAAGAAATGATCGACAACCGCACCGCCAGCGCCATTGACCAGGCATTACAGAAACATGATACACCCGTCGGCCCGTTATTTTTTGTAACACGCCACGGAAGAACAAAAAAATGCCTCACCCGAAAAACGGCAATTCGTTACCTGGCATTCTTTATGACCACCCGCGCTTTTGAACGTTCAGGATTCCGACAACGCTATCCTGACAAGCGTTTTATCTTCAACGGGAATGAGATATGGAAACGTGGAGAATCAACCACAGAGTATACCCGCGCACACCAGCGAACAATCAGACGACTGCGCAGACTCATCGCCAGGAAACAGTATACAGAAAAATGGTTCAGAAAATATGACACATGGAGCGCCGGATATTACGAACTGATGGCAACAAAACCATTCTGACGTAAACGAAATTAACCATGACGCAATTAAATAAGGCAAGCCGAATACATCAGGAGGACCATGAACATTTATTTCAGAATAGTTATATCACTGGCAATTATCACATGTATTTACGGATTAATCGTTCCGGCCCTCATATCAATGAAGGATACGGTAGCAGTGATTTCTGGCTTTGCTCTGGCGTGTCTGACCCCGCCCTGCATTTATGCCATTTATAAGGGTCTTTCTTTTTCTAAGGATAAAAGATGAAAAAATTACTTTTTGCTTTATCCCTTGTTCTGCCGACCATTGGCCTTGTCGGTTGCGATCGCGTTGAGCCTGGTAATGTGGGCATCAAAGTAAACAAACTTGGCGACGATAAAGGCGTCGGTGAAGTGGTCGGTGTTGGGCGCTACTGGACGGGATGGAACACTGAAGTTTACATCTTCCCAACCTTCAAACAAATGAAGACCTACGATGAGCCGTTCAGCTTCCAGATGAGTGACGGCACAACCATTGGCTATCACATCGGTGTTGCCTACAAAGTTGATCCATCCAAAGTTACCACGGTGTTTCAGACCTACCGCAAAGGCGTGGATGACATTACCGATACTGACCTGCGCCAGAAGATCGCCGACGCACTCAATCGACTGGCCAGCAAAATGACCACTGACAAATTTATCGACGGCGGGAAGTCTGAACTACTGGATGCAGCTCTTAAAGACATTCAGGCAGAAATGACGCCCATCGGTATTCAGGTAATGAGTCTCTCATATGTGGGTAAGCCGGAGTACCCGCCAACCGTTATCGACAGCATTAATGCCAAAGTCACGGCGAACCAGAAAACCCTGCAACGCGAACAGGAAGTAAAACAGCGCGAAGCGGAAGCTAACATGTTGCGCGCGGAAGCTGCCGGACAGGCAGATGCGATTCGCACAAAAGCCCAGGCCGAGGCCGATGCTATTCGTTTACGCGGTGAAGCTCTGCGCCAGAACCCTGGCGTCATGGAGCTGGAAGCCATCAACAAGTGGAACGGTACTCTGCCGCAATACATGACCAGCGGTGCCAATACACCATTTATCCAGATTAAATAACTTACACGCCCGGCAAACCGCCGGGTTAATGGAAAATCAGATGAACAACCAGAATACTCAACCGCAAATAATGAACTATGACCCGAATCTGACGTCGTGCGGACGCATGGCAAAACAAACCGTTCGATTAACTTTCGGACTATGGGAATACCGCGAAACATTCGAAGTTACTGTCGGCGGCAATCTGACCGGACTGGATGTTATCAATTGCGCTATTGAAAGCCTGTACGCAACGCTGCCTTATGAAGAAGCCCTGGATGAGCGCACAGGGGAAACGGATATCATGGCCACCATTAATATTGGCGAACTGATATGCCAGGATGAAGACCTGTCCGGAGAACTCTGGCTTGCCGGGATGCTTATCTCAGCAGAAATTATCAGCATTGAACCCGCTACAAACATACGGCTCTGAAGTTCTCACTATTCAGAGAGCAGGAGAAAAAATGTTCGCTCTGATTAATCAGGGACAACTGTATACCGACAGTGCCGGTTACCCGGTAAAAATTGTTCGCTGCATAAACAACACCGTGTTGTACAGAAGATGTGAAGCGAATGTTTGAAGTGTGGTGCCACTGCCGTGGATGAAAGTTTTATGAGGTTGGCATGCAGACAATCATCTATCAGATAACCCCCAGCAAATGGTGTACGGAGAGAGTCCTTATTGCATCAACAGGGCTAAAGCCCGGCACCATCGAGCGGGCCAGAAGAAAGTCATGGATGCAGGGAAAAGAATACCGCCATTACGCTGTAGAAGGTGATCCTGGGCATTACAGTGAATGCCTGTACAACATCGAAGAAATTATGCGATGGATCGAAAACCAGAAACAACCAGGTGCCAAAAATGCAAGTTCCGGTTAACCTGTTAATGCTCCTGGACGTCTGGGAGGTTTAATGAGTAACGCATCATACCCGACAGGCGTTGAAAACCATGGAGGATCACTCCGTATATGGTTTCACTATAATGGCAAACGTGTCAGAGAAAACCTCGGTGTTCCTGACACAGCCAAAAACCGGAAGATCGCTGGTGAACTTCGCACTTCCGTTTGTTTTGCAATCAGAATGGGGAGTTTCGACTACGCCGCGCAGTTCCCTAATTCCCCTAACCTGAAACACTTTGGTCTGGGAAAAAGAGAGATAACCGTTAAGGCACTTTCGGAAAAATGGTTGGACCTTAAGAAAATTGAGATAGGAAGTAATGCATTCAGTCGGTATCAATCCGTGGTGAGAAACATGCTTCCTCGCATAGGGGAAAAACGTCTTGCTTCGTCGGTAACAAAGGAAGATTTACTGTTTATCAGGAAAGATTTGTTAACCGGGTATCATAATCTCTCTAACGGAAAAACAACGCCGATTAAAGGGAGGTCAGTAGTTACGGTTAATTACTACATGACGACAATTGCAGGAATGTTTCAATTTGCGGCTGATAACGGCTATATCGTGTCAAACCCATTTAACGGCCTGACACCATTAAAGAGATCCAGAACAGAACCAGATCCGCTCACACGAGACGAATTTATTCGTTTTATTGATGCCTGTCACCATCAACAAACGAAAAACCTGTGGTCCTTAGCAGTATACACAGGCATTCGTCACGGTGAGCTAATATCTCTCGCTTGGGAGGATATTGATTTAAAAGCTAAAACAATGACTATCCGTCGTAATTATACAAAACTCGGGGAGTTCACTCTACCAAAAACAGAAGCGGGAACTGATCGTGTTATTCATCTTGTTCAACCAGCTGTTGATGCCCTGAAAAGCCAGGCTGAAATGACAAGACTTGGCCCTCAGTATCAAATTGACGTCAAGCTTCGGGAGTTCGGTCGCACTGCACGCCATGAATGCACGTTTGTTTTTAATCCGCAACTGGTGAAAAAATGCCAGCAAGTCGGTCACCACTATAAAGCAGATTCCATCAGAGATTCCTGGGCATCTGCATTAAGGCGAGCAGGACTGCGGCACAGAAAAGCCTATCAGTCCAGGCATACTTATGCCTGTTGGGCATTATCGGCAGGAGCGAATCCAAGCTTCATAGCAAACCAAATGGGCCATGCAAATGCACAAATGGTATTCAACGTTTACGGAGCATGGATGAAAGATAACAATATCGGGCAAATAGAACTACTCAATAAGCAGTTGACGGAGAGTGTCCCATACATGCCCCATAGAGCCAGACTCTGA